GCATATTAAAATTAGCTCGTCTTTCCAGCTCCCTTTCATTTGATCGACCGCTGAGGCCTCCCAACTAATTTTTCCTGCAATTTGAGCCTCTTTAAGGCTCTTTTGTGCCTTAATTTCAGTCAATGCAAGGTCTGCTTTAGCTTTTTTAGTCTCAACAAAGCCTTTTACTGCATTACCGACCAAATTTGACAGTGGGCCAACTAACAAATTAAACATTTTTCTTAACTCCTTTAATTTTTCCTTTATTTATGCTTGCATAAAACACTTTTGCACCTTCTTTCTTACCATATGTCTTTGACATGGCCTTTTTTATCTTTTTACCCTTCTTGTTTAGTGGCATTTTGCCTTTCCAAAGCAACTCGGGCTCTTAAATCTGCTAAGTCATAGTCTTTTTGCAATTTCATTGCGTCTAAATCTTGTTTATATTCAAATTGATTCTCTCTGAGACCTTGTGATTCTCCTTGTTGTTGTGCTTTTAGTTCTAAATCTTGTTGTCTAAGCTGTAATTCTTGTTGTTTCAGTAATACTAGAGGGTCAACGTTTTGTTCTTGCATTGCTTCTGCCTCTTCAGCGACCATTGTCTCTGTAATTTTCATAATTTGTTCATCAATAAGCATTTGTCTATTAGCTTGTAATGCTTGTAATTCTTGTGGTGGTATCTGATCACCAAATTGTTTACGTAATTTTTCTGCTTCTTCAATCAAAGCCTTGTCTACTACTTGTTGTGCCAACATAGATACGTGTTGGTTAATGTGAGAAACTAAATTTACAACTGCCATTGGATTTGTTTTTACTAAGGCTGACGACATAAAAGTTCTATGTGTTTTAATATGTAAATCGTGACTTTGTTCCATGAAAGCTTGTAAAGGTTGACCCATTAATACAACGCTGTGTTCTTGTGCAGGATCTTTTGGCTGTGGGCCTTGAGGTATGGGTAATATTTGTTCCACATCTTTAACTCCAAGTGCAGTATACATTCTTCTGTAAGCTTCATACAAGTTGTGCATCTGCGGATTTGACTGAGCTAATTGCAATTGATTTTGTGCAAGAGTCACTCTTTGTGACATTGAAAATATGTTTGGATCAGATACGGGTAGGATGTCGATGCTATCATCAAAGTCCAACATCTTAATTTGTCTTGGACCACCGGCAACATTGTAAGGATACATAGGTGGTAAAACTAATTTAAATATTTTAGCAAGAAGTTTAAATTCTTTCTTTTGTGCGTAGTGTAATCTTTTATGGACGGCAGACATAACTTTTGTGCCACGTTCCATTAGTGCCATTGTTGTTCCAACAGGAGTTTGTGAACTACCTATCTCTGACATTTGCATGTCAGCTACTGCAGCAAATTGTTTTCCTGCATCAACACAGAAACCTAAAAGTTGCATTAAGACTTGATCAGGTCCTTTATAAGGAAGAGGCATTAAAGCTTCTCTAATTATTCCATTTGGTGCATCTACATCTCTAAACTCACCTGGTTGTAAAGGCTGATCGTCATCTCGTATTCTCAGTCCTCTAGATTTAAAACCAGCGGGTAAGTTAGAGAGTGTTCCTGCATCTAGTAATTGTCTTAGCGCAGAGGTAGCAGTTCTTGTCAAACCACCAATCATGTGTATTAAACCAAAGCCATAAAATCCTAGTCCTGGTAAAAACTTATAATGAACAAAATATTCGTTTTTCTTTCTAAGGGGATCGCCTTCATTGTAGTTTCTGTACACAGAAAGCACTTCATTAGTGCCTCTGTCAATTGTCACAATATAGGGAAGTTTTATACCGCTAGGCTCACCGCTTTTTAAATTAATATCTTCAAAACCCTCTAGGTCTAAATCAACATGTAGTTCATATAGCTCCACCATATCATCTGATGCGTAGGTGCCCGGTGACTCTCCGTCAATAGAGTCCTTCTTTTCTTGTAAATCTGTTTGATTACCTGCGTCGTAATTTTCTAAATCAGTATCTAAATAAAATCCTGATACTTGTTTTTTTCTTAAATCGTTTTTAGTCATCTTAACGACTTGTGTAATTCTTTCACAATCGTCTAGATCAGAACAACCGTACGGTACGATCACATCTTCTGCTGGTATAAATTTCGATGTAGCTCTACCTTGAACTTCATCATAGTAAATCTTTTTAAATGCACTACCGGATAGGGGTAATTGAAATAACAATTGATCCATCTCTGGATTATAATCTTCCATGACATGAGTAATCTCATAGTTCATATAATCTTTTACTCTTTCGGCTGACTGTTGAAGTTCCGGTGAATTTACTCCTACCACTTGTGTTCTAACAGGACCATCACTAGGTAGAAGTTCAACATAAGCCATTGCTTGGAACTGTGTAACAGCTTGAGCTAACATAGGATGATTAACACTTGATGCGCCTCTGAAAGGTCTAGTGCGCTCTTCATACTTAAAACCTAAAAGGTCTAAACCTTTTGTATAAGATTGTTCCCAATCTTCTCTTGTAGATTTGTCATTGTCTACTTTTTCAATTAATTCATTAGATAAGCCTTGCATATACGATGCATCAAGTTTTTCTGCTAGGTTAGAATTAAAACCTAGGGCTATGTCATCTAACTGCTCACCTACAACAGCAGATCCGTCTTCGATAATTTCAACATTAGGTGCGTCATTAGTTTGTTCTATATCAACTGTAGTTCCTACATCTTCTGCTTGTAAATCTTCTCCGCCACCGGGACCAACTGTTTTTGCATCACGTGCTAAATAAGGCACATCTGCAGTGCTATCAAATTTTTCTGCCATTAGTAATCACCATATATATCTGTAATTGAAACTAACCTATCATCTCCCATAATGCCACCTTTCTTTTTCTTGAATAGGTACATCGGAGCTTGTTTATTAGTTTCTGGTAGAGTTAAAACAAACATGTCCACTTGCTGAGGATTATACTCTTCAATAATAATAGTAGCATTCTCTGCTCTATCTGCATCTCCTAGAGGCACTAGGTCAAACTTTTGATCTATGACATCACCCTGTTTTACATTTACAAAATATTCCATAGTCTGACCCGGTGCGATTTCTTTTCTAAAAACTACTTCATTAGGTCCATAATCTTTTGCAACTCTTAATATCTCTTCGTTAAGAAAAGCATTGAGTCCCTCTGGTGGTTTTGATGGCCCTAAATCTTCTCTTCTAATCGTTACACTTGGATCAATATCAATTTCTTTTAGGAACTGAAAATCACCATCTACACCTTTATTTAAAAATCTTAGTCCTAGTGATCCTTTTGTACTGTCTATGATTTGTTCTACGCTAACTTCACCACCATATTTTTTTGCAATGTTACGAAGTGTTTGTATACCTACTTTGTCATAGAGATTTCTAAATTTCTTTTTTGCTTCTTCACTATCTTTGCCCCATCTAGTGTTAGGGCCTATGTCTGCAGGCATAATGGTAATTTTATTTATATCTCTATTCTCTGCGTCTTTAATAACTGCTTTTATAATTGCGTCTACGTAATCTGTTTGTTTGTTCAAAGGTGTTGGAGCAAATGTTTTGATTGGTTTCATACTTACATAATTATTTAAGCCTTCTGAATAATTAATGAGATCGTCTCTTTGAGATATGTCAGGCACTTGTACATCTTTCGCAAGTAAATCATAACCACTTGCTCTGTTTAAATCTAATAAAGCCTCTAATACTTGTTTTTGTTCGCCTTCTAATCTATTTATCTGCATCAAGAACTCTGGATTTTCTCTTCTAACACCTTGCATAGAGAGATCATTAATTTGTTTTTGCAAGTCTTGTAGCTGTTTATTGTAACCAGGTATCAATTCTTGAGCCGCTATGTTTGGATAGGGTTTAATTAAATTACTCTCTTGTAGTTTAAGTAAAGCAGGTAATTTAGAATCAGCCTCTTTTATTATATTTTGATTTCTTTCAACGTCATAGGACTCAGGGTTAGCAGCTAGTCTTTCTTCTGCTTTAGTTTTATCGTTTGTTAATTTTTTTATTTGAGCCTCTAATCTTTCTCTCTCATTTTGAACCTGCGTTAAATAATCTGTCTGCATTTCTTGAATAACAGCTACGTTTTCACCTTTTGAGTTTTTATAAGTTCCTACTCTACCAAATGCTAAAACATTTTTTTCTGCAAAGTGTGTGCTGTTCACAAACTCTTCACCTGATTTTTGTGTTGGTAGTGTGCCCGCCTCAATAATAACTTCTCTATAATCTTCGGCTACTCCATCAATTTGGGCATTACCTGCATTTTCATGTCTAGGTCTACCCATGTACGTATCATATGCAGGGTCGCCTGTTTCTGCTCCTTTTATTCTAACTTTTAAATTAGAGATAGGATTCTCTTCTAATACTTTAAGTAATGTTGCTTTGGATATTCTTTGACCTGGAAAATACTTTTCGTAGTCTGCAAGATATTGAAATAATCCTGAGTCTAGTAACTCTGAAGTTGGTGCAACATTTTTTCCGCCTTGTAGTTCATTAATCCAGTCTTGTGGTTTTGCTTGATTTGTTTGTGAGTTTTGTATTTTTTCTAAGGTAAAAGATTGTAGTGGAAAGTCACTTTTTTCTACAGGTGTAACTGCAGACATTTCACCAATAAAAGGCTTACCAACTTTCTTAGGTGTGTAAACACCAAATGCTTCGCCCAAACCTTTAAATATTTTTGGTATATTTAGTGCAGTAAGATTACCAGACTTTACTGCTTGGTCAAAGGCACTCATGCCCTCTATACCTGGGTCAGGTGTAAACTGTTGTTGGTTCATGTTCTCTGTAAAGTTTTGACCGCCTATGGCCATACCACCTTTGACCATAGACATACCACCTTTTTTAAAATTA